CCGTCGAGACGCGAAAATAGCGGAGGAAGAGCGAGAGGGCGAACAGGCGGTCCGCCCGGGTGGCGATTGGCCGGGCCCGACTTTATTTACATAATACCTGTTATCGGACACCGGAAGTCGCGCCCGGGCCGGACAAACGCAAGCCCGCAGTTCCAGCCTCACAGCGGTCCAACATCAAGCGCGCGGCGGTGGCCGCATGAGCCGAATGCTCACGCGCCTGGTGCTCGGCCTAACGCTCTTCGTCGGCTCGCCGATGGTCCAATCGTTTGTCGACCAGGCGGCGCTCATCCCCTTCGCCGCATTTTTCCCTCTTCCCCCCGCACCGCTCCCATGGGCCTCTGAGCAGGCTTTACCGAGTGAGGGCTCTCCGCGTATAACCTTTGCCGAGCTTCCCCAGGAGCCCCGATTGGAACTGAGCGAACGTGTGCTCATCCGCCTGGTTGAAGCCGAAGCGCAAGAGTGTGACGCCTGGTACCGCGACGATTACCGCATCGCGCGCGTGACCGTAGGCCTCGCCCGCCAAGGAAGCCCGATCCCGCACATCGAAGCCTGCTACGCCGTTCTGGGCATTCACCCGGACCAGGTGTGGCCGCGCATTGTGGCGCGACGGCAAGCGGTGCTCATGAGCGAGTACGCGGATTTCTTCGGCAGTGCTTCGTCGCCGAAAAAGCCGGTGCGCTCGGTTGGGATGGAAGGTTTGCAGCGCGAGAAGGCTGCCTAGAAACACATTCGGCGCGGGAATTCGAAGTTCCCGCGCCGACACAAAACAAGTAACCGGCCATGGCTACTCAACCGTCAGAATCCCACAATCCGGCTGTGCGTTCAAGTGGAAAAGCGGGCCGAAATCGCTTTGCCATGACGGATTCGAAAGCCGCGGCCTGCCGCCTCATCAAGCACCTCGGACTCGTTCCCAGCTTCCGCAACTTGCACATCGTTGAACTCGCGATCACATCCGAGAGCAACTACTCTTCGATCTCTCTCCAGGAAGCCACCGACCGAATTATTGACCTCGCGCGCATCGCTCTTCTTGGCGGCGAATGCCTGAACTATTTCTGGTTTGAGGACTGTTGCTGGCGGAACCCGAAGCTCAGCTACCGGGAGCGCGACAAGCTGCGGTTCAATATCAGCGTCCACGGCCTGCCGAGCACGTGGACTCCCTGCGATGGCTGTACGCGTACCGATGGAACGCATGACGACTGGTGCGGGATGGCGCACCCCGAGCAGCACGCGCGCGTCAGAGAGCTTCGCGAAAAACTGGATGCGCCTCGCTGTGAGGTGCGCGAGTGATCGGACACGTGAAGTACCTGAAAAGGGGTTTGGATGGCGGACTTTACGGCCACATCGTGCCCGAGGGTAAGAAGGTCGATGACAAAACCTCGCAGGTTTTCTTTCACGAGACCGACCTTGAAGCGGGTAGCAGGATTCCCGAGAAGGGCGCGGAGGTTGAATACGAACTGGTGCCGCACTGCCCCTGGCTACGCGCCCTCTGGATGCGGCCCATCAGCAAACGCAGTTACGCACCCGTGCAGGAGTTAAGAAAGGCGGCGGTCAATGGCGACTAGCTTCAACGCGGAATTCATCGAGCGGCGGATGACCGAGCATCGCCGCTGGCAGCACGAAGCCGAGCACTGCCTGGTCGAGGAAATGATCGAAGAGATACAGGCGCTGCCCAAACGTCAACCGCGAACGGGCAGGCTGTTCGATCTTCTTCCACCGCATGTGCAGGCGACGATCGCTGCGGACCTGGAGCCGAAAAGCAAACGGCGCGGAATCTACATTCCGCGCCGCTGTGAGAACTCGACCCCGCTCAAAGGATCCTTGGCCTCAACAGCCACAGCATATCGCAACCCGGAGATCGCCGAAAGCGAAAACCGCGAAAAAGTTTTCTAGCTGTTTGTTAACAAACCCCGCTCAAAGGGAGAAGAACAGTGGACTCAGCCTCTTGCCGTCAGATGCCCGCAGCACCGGCGAACGCTTCGCCGGATAACCTGATCACGCTTCCCGCACCGCCGCAGCTCTCGATCGCGCAACTGGTCGAGCAGGCCATGCAGCGCCGCATGCCGGCGAAGTTCGCTTCCCTTCCCCCCGCGCAACCAAAATTCGATGCCGCGTTCATCGACCGGCGCCTGGCGGAGCACCATGCCATCTGCTTCGAGATCGACCGCGTGATCGCTGCGGATATTTTTGAAGAAGTGAGCGATGCGCTCGATGAAGCGCGCCGCGATCCCGACCACTGCCCGCGCCTGATCGCGGAGCTTGCGGGGATCCGATGAACTTACCGACTGAGCATCCCACAGCAGCCTTCCCCAACTCAGTCGGTCTGGGGGGAGAGGACGGCGCGCATGCTCGGGGGAGTACCGCCGTCCTCGAAACTCCAGAACTGCGCCGCGTAGACCTGAGCCACGCGGAAATCGACGCGCTGGCAACGTTCCAGATCGCGCGACTGGCCGTGCCTGTCGAGTGGAATCGATTCTGCGAACGCTGCGAGGTGGAAGTGAAATTCGTGGCGGACCGCTTTTGCATCGCCGGATTAATCGGCGAGTGCACCGGATGCGGCGACGAGCGGATCGCGCCCTTCACGCGGGCGAACTCGGAGGTGGCGTGAACAAGCGACCTCGTGCTTTCGAGTGGACCTTCTCAACGCGCGTGCGCGAGCGGAGCTGCCTTCAGTGCCGCGCCATGACTCCGGGCTTCCTGACCGATCTCAGAACCGGCGTCCGTAAGCCGCTTTGTTCGTCCTGCTTCCTCGCGGCAGTGAAGCACTCGACTAATCAACCCGCGCCGCGAAAACAACCAACATTTGCGCCGCGCCCGGAAGCGCGAGAAACGGAGCAACTACGCCTATGCTGACCTTTCACGGAAATCAGGAGTTGAAGGATCAACGCATCGCCCAGGTGCGCGCTCATCGCCTCGCCGATCAATTGGTAAAAGGCCAGTACTGGCAGGATGGCAAGGGCTGTGCCGTCGGCTGCACCATCCATAGCGGAACTCATGCTGCCTACGAGACCGAACTGGGAATCCCCATCGAGTTGGCTTTCCTCGAAGATCGAATCTTTGAAGGTCTCGACAACGGCGCGGCCATGATGTGGCCGGAACAATTTCTTCAGGCGATTCCAGTTGGCGTCGATCTGCGTGCGACGCACATCAACAAACGGTTAGTGCTGGCGCTGCTCACCGACGAGAAGCGCGGCTTGATTCCTCTAATCAAAAATGAGGAAACGAAACAACTGGCCGCCGAGCTTGTCGACTTTTTGCGGCGTGGCGTGGCAGAGCCTTTGCCCACGGCCGCGCCGGATGCTGTCCGTAATCGCGCCGATCTCGCCTATCGCGCCTATCGCGCCGATCGCGCCGATCTCGCCTATCGCGCCTATCTCGGCGATCTCGCCTATCGCGCCGATCGCGCCGATCTCGCCTATCGCGCCGATCGCGCCGATCTCGCCTATCGCGCCTATCTCGGCGATCTCGCCTATCGCGCCGATCTCGCCGATCTCGCCGATCTCGCCTATTTCGCCGATCTCGCCGATCTCGCCGATCTCGCCGATCTTTTGCTCGAAGTGCTCGCCGCTAGCGCGTCGAGCCCTTCTTCGTTGCCGACTTCAATAAGTCGGCAAGAAGGGGGCGAGTGATGCACTCCGAACTCTCCAACATCTGGCTCTTCGTCTGCGTGATCGTGAAGGCCGCGCTGATGACCGGACTCGGGCCGGGCATCGCTCTCGCGTTCTTCGGGCCGCGCGCCGCCGCGCAGGTTCTTCCGGTGAAGATGGGCGGCCTCTATCGCATCGTGGGCTACCACACAGGTGACTTCATCGGCGAAGTCGAAGCGGTGCACCGCGACACGGTGCACGTGCGCGTTGTCGATCCGTTGCGCCCGTTTCCGCGCGTGCAGAACCGCTGCTCGTATCCAGAGTGCGTGCGCGAAGACTTCCACAATGGCGATCACGAATTCGTCCGCGTGCGGACAGGCGCGGTGCTCGAAGTGGCGTGGGCACTCGCGCGCTTCGTTGAAGCCAAACAAGTTTCCGGGGGCGAGCAGTTAGCCACGAGTCACGGTTCGACCGCGGGAGACGCGGTTCCGACACCGATAGCGACGTCGAACCGGGCAACAAGCTCGCCCCGGAAAGAACGGAGGTATGCGTGAGCGACGATCCGCGCGATCCGAACAACGAGCAGGAGTGGCAGGGGGCCGTGAACGCGGCCGAGTTTTTCCTTGCACTGGAATCGGCGCGCCTCTACGGATTGGTCGAGCATGACTTCCGGCTCGACACGGCACGCTGTGAAGACATCCTCCGTCGCGGCAAAGATCGCGGATTCGTTCCGGCTCCGATTGAAGACTTGTGCCGCGCGGCCTTTAAGGGAGGTCACGCGTGAGCGAACACTTCTCCGAGTCAAACAGCGAAAAGCTTGCCCGCCTAGAACAGTGGGTGCGCGACCTCCAACGAGGCATGTTCGTGAACTGCGTTTATTGCGGACATCGCTACGGCCGCGAAGGCGAAGTCCCGGTGGCGATGGCGGAAGTACTCACCCGTCACGTCGCGAATTGCCCGGAGCACCCGATGAGTAAACTCGTCAAACTCTTGGAAGCTGCGGCGCATGGGTTCCGAAGCTATCAGTATGGCAACGCCGCTCCAGCTCTCGCTGAAGAAATCGCGGATGCTATCGATGTAGCTCTGGCCAAGGTGAAGCCATGAGCGAACACTTCTCCCGCAACACCGTCTCCGCCTCGTTCTACTGCGGCCGCTGCAAGAAGTTCACCCAGCACCGCATCGACAGCGGCCGCAAGGGGCCGTGCCTGGACTGCATCGAGAAGTACGACCTGCGCCCGGTGCTGAGCCATGCGCCCGAACCTGAGCCGCAGCAGTCATTCCTATTTGGAGTGAGCCATGTGTGAGCGCATCGATCTTCCTGGCGGCGGATCGGCCCTCGTCTGTGGCCTGCGCGCGTTTCGCAAGTTCTGCGCGTGCGGCCGGCAGGCGGACTTTCTTTGTGACTGGAAAGTTTCCGCGCGGAAGTCGGGCACGTGCGACAACCCCATCTGCTCGCGCCACTCCAGGCAGGTTGCACCGATGAAACACCTTTGCCCCGAGCACCAGAAACAGTTCGACGCCTGGAAGCTGCGCCATCCCGAGCGCCGCTTCACCGTCGAACAACAACGATCGTTGTTTGAGGAGGCCGCGTGACAAATCCCGAGGACAGCCGCTTCGTCGCCCAGCGCGATGCGCTGATCGATTCCATCCTGAACCTGCCCCAGATGACAGGCGCGTTCCTGAGCAGCACGGACCGCTGTGAACTGCAGACGGCGATTGCCAGCTATTCCCTAGCGCTGATGGCAATCTGCGAGCGGCCGCTTCCGCCGGATCACTATGACGCTTACATCCGCCACATCTTCACGGGGATCGCTTACGGCCGTGGGAAGCATGGAGATTTTCTGCGCAGCCTGGCGGACACGATGCTGCGTGCGGATCCCGTGAACTTTGCGCGGCTGCGTGCCGGCGCGTTGCTGGTGATCGAGGAATACGGCCTGCGGAAATACCTCGACGACTATTCCCCGGACCCGACCGCGGTGCGAACGGCGGTGCAGCCATGAAATGCAAATTCTGCGGTTGCAGCGACAAGCGGCCTTGCCTGATCCCGATGGTGATTATCCGCAAGGGCGTCGACGACTTCAGCGACGACGAATTCACTCTGGCGGCACCAGGACAGGTTGCCAACTTCACGCTGGCCTGCAGTTGGATCGCTCCGGAGATCTGCTCGGCGCCCGGATGCGTGGAACGTGGCTATAAAGAGCGCTGGGAGCTGGTGGAACAACTTCTCACGGAGGGACTGGCGGCATGAACAGTCAAGAGCTGATCGCAGACCTGCGCGCCCTGGGAAAGCAAGACGCGAAAGTGTTTTTCAACCTACTGGCCGATCGCGTTTACGATGCGCGCCTGAGCAATGGGCAGCGATTGCGAGACGCCACCGACTTCATGATGTGGCTGCGCGAACTGGGCGAAGCTTCCGCCGGCGACGTGACCGGGCGATGTTTCCAAAGCCCAAACGTGCCATCGGAGGAGGAAATCCGGACATGGACGGGAGTAACCACGGGCCCGCGTTGCCGGCGCTTGATCGACAATCCCTGCCCGCGCTGTGGACACGTTCATGAAGGCAGCGCGGAGTGTGGCGCGCACATTGGCGGAGGCCGCACTTGCCGCTGCGAGATGGAGGTGCCGGCATGATCAACGCGCTGATTGCGGTTGCTCTTTTTCTGACGGCGCTGGCGGTGGCGGTGCCGCTCACCCTCAGCCTGGTGAACGACTTGCAGAAATTCGCTTTCCGCTCGGGCTACGAGAAAGGCCGCAGAGACGGCGACAAGTGGTGGACCGAGGCGGAAGTGCAAGCCAACGAATCGCTGCGTGCGATCTGGCGCGAAGCGGTGAAGGGCGGAGACGAGCCCTGGGGAGACCGCTGGCCATGATGACGATTGCATGGATTGCCGAGATTTCCCGCTGCCTGCTGCCTGGCCGAGCTGGCCGGCGCGCCCATGCCTGCCGGTGCTGTGGCGCGGTGTTTGCCAGTAAGTTTGCGTGCGATCGCCACGTGTGCGGAGAATCGCTGCAGGATCGCGTGTACGTGGGACTGAGGATCGCCGCCCAGGTGCTGCTTTGCGTTCTCGCGATTCTTGCGATCACCATGATGATCGGGCCGATCGACAAGGCGATCCGCTCGATGCTGCTGAGCACTCCATTCGCCTAATCCCCGGAAGGTCTCACACGTTGGTAACTTTCTTCGCGCTGCGAAACGGCCCTACACTAGCACTCGTCCCGCCCAAAGTTCTCAACGGCACTTCCCGCGCCATGCGGTGATCTAAGGCCCCTGCCAGACGTGTATTCATGCGAGTCGGATTCCTAGCTCACTACCAGCCTTTGAATTCGCGCCCTTCGACGTTTTTGTCGAAGGACGTTGCCGAGCTTCTAGTGAAACGCCTCGCCGCTGAACGCATCTCGCAAAAACTGATTCGCGCTGTCCCTCCTGAATCGGTTTTCCTGCCCATCCACCCCGAACACAACCCTGCATCGCCATCGATCGGAGTCGGGCTCACCGCTCCGATCGAGCTGCCCGGACTGCGTTTTATCCAGCCGGCATCGGCGAGCGCTCGCAATATGACCCTGATCCGCTGGCACTGGGATCATTCGCACCAAGAGTTTCAGTTCCTGGCGTCCAAAGCTTTTTGGCTTCCCGAAAAGCAGCCAGGCGCGTTACAGTAGGCTCCTCGCCCCGCCCACCGATGATCCGCCCATCCAGCAGAAAACAGTGCAGCAGCCTTCCTCAAGGCGTGAAGACGTTGAAGCGCGCATCTCGCGCTGGTTCGCCGAACAGCACCGCAAAGACAATGCCGTCATCGAGCGATTTCTTTCCGTCGTCGCAACCATCCAGCGACAGCCTTCGTTCTTAGACTGGGCAGAATCCCGCGTCACCGCGAGCATGCAAACTCTTTCCGATTACAACCGGCGCAGCCCCGACCAGCAACTGCAGGATCTGAACGTTGCCTGGGACCGCATCAAGCTGCTGCAGAAGCACAACGATCAGCAGGAACACAAGATCACGGAACTGCACAGCACCGTGCGGTTCGAGCGCCTGAAGCGATGGCTCACCACCAGCGCGCTGATCGTCGCCTGGGAAGTAATCAAGTATTTGATGCACACACCGCGATGAACTCCGCCACATGCCTTACCGTGCACCAGTCGCCAAGCCCGCGGGATCCGAACACGCTGCTCGCGATCGCGAGCGCTCTCGCCGCGCTGGCGGTCTGCGTCGTTTGTATGACTCAGCGCAGTGGCGCAACCGAACTCGTCCCTTCGTTCTCGCGCGAGATCCGATCTGCAAGATTGCAAAGCTGTGCGAGGGCAACGCGGCCAGCACCGACGTCGACCACATCATCCCAGCGGCCGAGTATGTGGCGCAGCACGGCGGCGACTGGAGTTTCTTCTACGACACCAACAACTTACAAGGAAGCTGCCACGCTGATCACACCGCGAAGACAGCCCGCGGGGGGTAGGGGGGGCGGGTTTCGCCGGATGGGCGCCCTGCGACCGCTTTTCAGCCAAACACACACCGCCGCAGCAAAAGATTTTTCGGTCAAAAATGGGTGGTAAGAACTCTGGCGGCCGAAATCGCAAGCCAACGGCCATCAAGAAGCTGCAGGGCAACGCAGGCAAGCGAAAGTTAAACGCTCGCGAGCCCAAGCCTCTGATCGGGCGACCGGCGATGCCGTCGCATCTCTCGAAGATCGCGGTGGCAGCATGGAAGCGCCTGGTCCCGATCCTGACGGACATGAAAGTTCTCACGGTGGCCGATGGTGATGCGCTCGGCGCCTACTGTTCGGCGATCGCGCAATGGGCCATGGCTGAGGGCGCGATCGCGAAGTACGGAATTCTGCTCGCTGAGCTGGACGAGTTGACCGGCACCAGCGTTCTGAAAACCAATCCTGCAGTGCGCGTGAAGTCTGACGCGCTTCGCCACATGCGCAGCTTCGAGGGCGAGTTCGGCCTCACGCCGGCTTCCCGTTCGAAACTCCAAATCAATGCCGACAGCGACGATGTCGACCCGTTCGAAGCCTTCCTCACCGAATCGGGCAAAGAAACCCGCAAGCCAAACTAGCGCCCCCTGGGACGTTTACGTTGAGGGTGTGCTTTCCGGCGAGATCCCTGCCAACCGGCTCATTCGCCTGGCGTGTGAACGGCATCTGCGCGATCTCATCGACGGTCCGAAGCGCGGGCTGAGCTTCGACGCCGCGGCAGCGCGCCGCGCGATCGCGTTTTTCGGATTTCTCTCGCACTCCAAAGGCGAGTGGGCTGGCCAGCCGTTCGCGCTGGAACTGTTTCAGGCATTCCAGGTCGCGATGATCTTCGGCTGGAAGCGCGCCGACGGCACCAGGCGCTTTCGCGTTGCCTACATCGCGTTGCCGCGAAAGAACGGCAAGAGTACGGAAGTATCCGGGCTTGGCCTTTACCTCCTGGTCGCTGATGGTGAGCCTGGCGCTGAGGTCTACACCTTCGCCAGCACGAAAGACCAGGCGAAGCTGATCTTCGACGAAGCGAAGCAGATGCGCGACGCCTCACCCGCGCTGCTGAAGCGCGTGGGGCATGTGAAAAATAATCTTCACGTGCTCGCGACCAACTCACGATTCATGCCGCTCTCGGCCGACGATGAAACCCATCACGGCCTCAACGCCTCGGCGGGACTGGCCGACGAAGTGCACGTGCATCCGAGCCGCGACCTCTGGGATGTGATCGCCACGTCGCAGGCCGCCCGCCGACAGCCTTTAATGATCGCGATCACCACGCACGGCTACGATCGCCAGTCGTTCTGCTATGCGCAGTATGAGTACGGCCGCAAGATCCTCGAAGGCATCCTCGAAGACGACACGTTCTTTGCATTCATCGCCATGCTCGACGACGGCGCCAACTGGGAAAGCGAGATCGAGTGGCAGAAGTGCAACCCGAATTTCGGCAAGTCGGTGAAGGTCGAGTATCTGCGCGAACAGGCGCAGCGGGCGAAGAACGATCCCACCGCGCTCAACTCGTTTCTTCGGCTCCACCTCAACGTCTGGACATCGCAGGATGAGCGCGCAATTCTCCCGCACAAGTGGGCGGCCTGCAGCTCGGCCGCAAACGCGGATCCCATCGAAACCCGCAGCCGCTGGCTACAGGAATTGAAGGGCAAGACGTGTTTCGCCGGCGACGATCTCGCCAACACCATCGACATCGCCGCGGCACCCGTGCTGTTTTTCCCGAAGCAGTCCGGCCTCGATCGCGCGCGCGTGTTGCCGTTTTTCTTTGTTCCCCAGGAGTCGATCGAGCAGCGCGCCAAGAAAGACCGCGTGCCTTACGACGTCTGGGTTCGCCAGGGATTCATCACCGCCACGCCCGGCAACGTCATCGACTATGAGTTCATCCGCGAGCAGCATCGCAAGCTGGCCCGCGAGTTCCGCCTCGTCGATGTAGCTTTCGATCCCTGGAATGCGACGCAACTCTCCACGCAGCTCACCAGTGACGGCTTGTCGATGATCGAGCACCGCCAGGGCTATCAGTCGATGAGCGCGCCCACCAAAGAGCTGCTGAAGATGATTGTGGCGGCCGAGTTCGATCACGGTAACAACCCCGTGCTGACCTGGATGGCTGACAACCTGGTGGTCACGCAGGATCCCGCCGGCAATCTGAAGCCCGACAAGGCGAAGGCGCGGGAAAAGATCGACGGCATCGTCGCACTCATCATGGCGATCGGCCGTTCGATCGCAACACCGGTCACGGGCCGCCCGCGGGTGCATGTTCTATGAGCGCGCAGACAGTTCCCTTCCCCAAGCCGGAAGAACTCGCAAAGGCGAAGCGCCGCGCCGAGCTTCACCAGGATCTGCTCTACATCAGCGGCGCGCTGCTGGTCACTGCCGGCATCGGCCTCGCCGCCGGCCTGAAGTTTGCGCTCATCGCGGCAGGAAGTTTCTGTCTGATTTTCCCGCTGACGGGCATCGCCACCAGCTTCATCCGCGGCATTCGTGCCCCACGCCGCTAAACCCCAACATGGGCCTAATTTCCGAAACGCGCACCTCGCTCGAAAACCCGCAGACACCGCTTTCCTACCCGGCGGAGTGGCTGCTCGATATTTTCAACGGTGGCCGCACCGACTCCGGGATGCGCGTCTCGGAGATGACGGCTCTCCAGGTCACGACCGTTTACTGCTGCTGCGAAATCAAGGCCGGCGCGATGGGCGCGCTCGATCTGAAGATCTTCGAGAAGATTCTCAACGATGACGGCCGCGTGAAGCGCCGCATCGCTCATGACCACGACTACTGGGATCTGCTGGAGCACGAACCCAACCCCGAGATGACGTCCTTCAGCCTGCGCAAGACCGTGCAGACCCACCGGATGCTCTGGGGCAACGGCTACATCGAGATGCAGCGCGACCGGGCCGGCCGCATCGTCGCGCTCTGGCCGCGCAACCCGGCTCGCATCAAGCCGCGGCGCGCGCTCCAGGGAATGCGGATCACAACTTCAGACGGCGTCGAAGTTCCAGTCCGTCCTGGCGAAATGGTCTATGCCACCACCGAGGGCATGGAAACCGAGAGCATCGATCCCGAGAGCCCGACGCCCGATCCTTCCGGCCCGCACAACGAGCGCTACATTCTGCCCGCCGACATGCTGCACATTCCCGGCCTCTCTCTCGACGGCCGCGTTGGCCAGGACGTCATTCAGCTCGCGCGCAATGCCGTGGGCCTGGCGCTCGCCACCGAGAAGTTCGCGGGCAAGTTCTTCGGCAATGGCGCCGTCGGCTACGGAGTCTTCAAGATTCCCGGCACCATGGCGACCGAGGATCTGCAGAACCTGCGCAAGGAATTGCAGGAAGCCTGGGGCGGCGAAAACGTGAACCGTCCGTTGCTGCTCGAAGCGGGCATGGAGTATTCGCCAACTTCCACCAAACCGGACGAAGCGCAGTTTCTGGAAACGCGCCAGCACCAGATCACCGAAATCTGCCGCATCTTCAGCGTGCCGCCGCACATGGTGGGCGTCACCGAAAAAACATCGCGGGCGAACACCGAGCAGATCGGCCAGGAGTTTGTGAGCTTCTCGCTCGCTCCCGATCTTCGCGCCTGGGAGCAGGAAATCAAGCGCAAGATGTTTCCGCGTCCCACCGTGGGCCGCAATGCCGGCAAGCGCTTCGGCGTGTTTTTCGATACCTGGCCGCTGGTCACGCCCTCGGCCAGCGACCTGCGTGCATTCGTGCAGGCCATGGTGCAGTGGGGCGTGTGGGAGCCGAACGATGCGCGCGAGCGCATGAACATGAACCCGCTCGAAACGCCCGCGGCCGACTCCACCTGGATGCAGATCAACATGGCGCCCGTCGACCAACTCTTCGCCACGCCCGCGCTGCCCGGCGCCGGTGACAACTCTGACGCCGGCGGAGACGGCGCCGATCCCAAAACAAAAGACACCAGCAGCCGTGCGGGAGCGCTCGCAGGGCGGCTTTCCCGCTGCTATTCACGACTGTTTCGAGACGCTTTCGGTCGCATTTGTCACCGTTCCGAAGCCGATCTCGCGACGTTCCGGCAGGTTTTCTCGCCGGTCCTGGTTAGCCTGGCTGAGGAACTTGAGCACCACTCGGCTGCTCTTTATGGCGCCGAAGCGACCCCTGACGGGATCGAAGGCTCAAAGTTCCTCACCGGCTACCTGGGAACCATGTTCCACCGCTTTCAGACGGAAGGCTGGCCGCAGGCCAACGGTTCTTCGGAGCAAATATGCCAGCGCGAACTCACTCGCGCCGTGCGCGCGCTGGCCGTGGAAGCGTTTCGCAACTCCGCAACTCTCGCAGCCAAGCAACAAACCGAACTCCCAGAGGTGACGCCATGAATCCTGTAACCGCAAGCATCATCGCCGGACTTGTCAGTAATCCCCCCACGGCCGAGATCCTCGGCCCGCTCGAACCGGAAGTGCGCGAGAACATTCTCGGCGGATGGCAGCGCGTCATCGACGCGGCACTTGCCGCCGCCGCACCGCCCGCAGCGCCCGCGCCGCCAGCAGATCCGGCAGCCGCAGCGCCCGCGCCGGCGCAAAGCTAGGGACTCGAAGCGCAAGAAGACAGGCCAAGAAAACAGAGGAGCCGATTTCCCATGATCGAACGTCGTTTCATCAAAAGCGCCGTTGTGCGCGCCAGCAGCACAGACGAGAAGCCCGCCATCGAGGGCTACGCCTCGGTGTTCAACGAAGAATATGTTCTGTGGGACACGCCCAACTACCGCGTCGTTGAAACGGTGAAGCCGGGCACGTTCACCCGCGCACTGAAAGAAAAGCAGGATGTGCGCTGCCTTTTCAATCACGACGCGAACCACTTGCTCGGCCGCAGCGCCGCCGGCACTCTCCGCCTGAAGCAGGACGATAAAGGCCTCAGCTTCACCAACGATCTGCCCAACACGCAGCTCGGCCGCGATGTACGTACATCGATCGAACGTGGCGATCTCGACGGCTGCAGCTTTGCCTTCACCGTGACCAAGCAGACCTGGCGCGAAGAGGAAAAAGACGGCCAGACGATCAGCACCCGCGAAATCGAAGAGGTGAACCTGTTCGACGTGGGCCCGGTCACCTATCCCGCCTACAGCGGCACCAGCGTCGGCGCACGTTCCGAAATGCGCGCGCAGGTCTTGTCGATCGACGGCCTGCCCAAAGAAGTTCGCAGCGCGCTCGATTCTCCCGATCAGCAGCAGCGCGGCAAAAAGAAGAAAGACGCGGCCCAGTGCGACTGCCGCTGCGTGGCCTGCGCCCGCGATAGCAATTGCGAGGCCTGCGCCGATCACATGGTCGACTGCGGCGACGAAGCGAACTGCCGCTGCATGGATAGTCGCAACGCGCAGCCGGCTGAAGCCGAAATCGCCAGCACCGTCATCGCCATCGATGAGCGCCTGCGCCGCGCCGGTTTCCTGCCCACCGGGGCCTGAAGACTTCCGACACACCGATTGACCGGGAAATCCCACGCCCAACGGGGCCTGGCGTGATGGCCGAAGTGTGATTCCCGAAACGTGCAACCCGCGCGGGCGGCGCCCGCCGGCGAGGCCGAATTCACCCAACCCAAGGAACAACTCCTATGAGTCTCACTCGCATCCGCGAACTGTCTCAGCAGATCGCCCAGATCAACGAAGGGTCCGAACTGCAAGGCCTCCGCACGCAGCTGCAAGCCGCGCGGAAAAACAACAACCTCTCCGAAGTGCGTGCTATCGGCGCGAAGGTCGATCTCGTGCTCGACAGCATGCAGGTGCTCGAAGACGAGCGCAAGCAACTGCAGGACGACCTGAACCGCGAGTCGCGCCTGGCCAGCTTCACCGACCCCAGCGGCCGCCGCGAAGGCTCCATCACTGGCAGCGTCGACGTGGAAGCCCGCCGCTCGGCCGTCGCCGTCTACAACCGCAGCCTGAAGCGTCACGGCGTGAAAGCGCTGCAGAACGTGCCCGCCGACGTGCGCAGCACGGTCGAGGCCATGGACGACGAATTCTGGAAGGCATTTGTCCGCTGCTCGCAGCGTGACGGCGGAGACTCCGCTTCGCGCAGCATCGTGATGGGCGCCGCGCCGGAATACCGCGACATGGGCATCGGCACCAACACCCTCGGCGGCTACTTCGTGCCCAAAGGTTTCGTCTACGAAGTCGAGGAAGCCATGAAGTGGTACGGATCCATGCTCGAAGTGGCTGAAATCATGGACACCGCCACCGGCCAGCCCTTGCCTTACCCGACCGCCAACGACACTGCTGTAACCGGCGAGCTGGTGGGCGAAGGTCAGCAGGTCAGCGACGCCGACGTGAACATCGGACAGGTGCTCTTCGGCGCTTACAAATTCTCCACCAAGATGACGAAGGTCTCGCTCGAACTGCTGCAGGATTCCGCGTTCGATGTGAAATCCTTTCTGGTCAAGCTGTTCGCGATTCGCCTCGGCCGCATCCTGAACACCAAGTTCACGGTGGGCGCGGGCAGCACCGAACCGCTGGGCATCGTCACCGCGGTGGTCGCCAACAACGGCGCGGCCAATGCAACGCCGGCGTATGGCGTGGGCCTGATCGCGCAGGGCAGTTCCGCCAACACGAGCGGCGCTGAAACCGGCGGCACGTCCTACGGTTCCAAAGACGTGATCAACCTCGAACACACGGTCGATCCCGCCTATCGCCTCGGGGCGAAGTACATGATGCACGATCAGGTGCTGCGCTTCGGCAAGGGCCTGCTCGACAAATATGGCCGCCCGCTGTGGAAGTCGGGCCTGGCTGCCGGCGATCCCAACACGTTCAACGGCTATCCCTACGCCATCAACAACGACATGGCGCAGATCGCGTTGAACGCGAAGACGATGCTGTTCGGCCGTCTCGACAAGTACATCGTGCGGCGCGTGAAAGAACTCGGGGTCCTCACCCTGAACGAGCGCTTCGCCGACTATGGCCAGGTGGCCTACATCGGCTTCGCCCGCTATGACGGAAACCTGCTCGACGCCGGCACGCACCCGGTGAACTACCTGCAGCAGGCCGCGAGCTAAACGCCGCCCAGTTCTCAGCCGCCGGCGGATCCCGCTGGCGGCTGATCTGGTCGACCCTTCCCCACAAATTTCAGAAACAGGAGAAATCTTTATGCACTTCGCAGCTTTGATGTTCGCTTCCATCACTCTGGCGGGCACGATGAAGGCTTTGCTGGCGCTCGGTCTCGTGGCGTTCGGCACCTTGATCACCGTGCAGAATCAGAGTCCGCTCGTCGGACCCAGTTCGCCTGACCAGGACACCATCCTCGGCCAGGCCGCCAACGTTCCCTTCCAATATGAAGTTCTCACTGGCACCACCGACGTCATCACCGGCGGCGGCGGAGTCCTGGGCGCAAACGCAGTACCGCCCATCTGCGGAACTTCCTTCATCGAAACTGCCGGCGTCGACGCGACTACTCTGGCCACGCCTGTGGCGGGCGCTCCCTCTGCCGGCGGAAACGATGGGCTGTCGATCACCATTTTCGACAACAGCGGCAACGCCCACACCGTCACCACGGCGGCAAGCAAGATTGTTCCTGCTCACCACGTGGTTACCTTCAACGGCACAAGGGGAAGTTTTGTCACCCTCGTAGCCCGCGCCGGCTTCTGGCTGGTGGAAGCATCGAGCGGCGTCACCATCACCTAGAAGAGGTGCTCTTGTTCAACCGGCAGTATCACCTTCGAGCCGTGCGATCGGCGGGCGGCGGCCACGCCCTCGCCGATCGCGTGCTCGCTGCCACCGAGGGCGGCGCGTTTTACCGTCCGAACAAAAGGCCCTCGCCCGGCATCTCGGGGCCGGCGCGGCTTGCGCCCGTGCCGAGGAAGAAAAATCGCCGAGACGAGCTGCAACTCGCGTTCGACTTTCCGCTGAACGATGACCAGCTCGCGGAAGAATTCGAAAGACTGTTTGGAGGCTGAACCCATGGGCTTTATCACCATTCGCATTCGCGAAACTGGCCAGGTCACCGAGATGGTGCCTGACGTTGCCCGCGCCATGATCCTCGGCGGCACCGCCGACGAGGTTGAATCGATGGCCGTGGCGCAATCCGCCGAACGCGCCGTCGCGCCTGCGCAAGCCGGAGCGCGCCCGAAGCAACGCCGCTAAGAACTGACCCTTCATGGCCTATCTAGTCGAAGAAGTCGCGCCGGTCGCCGAACCGCTCACCGTTGCCGCGGTGAAGAACTTCCTGAAAGTTGACGGCGCCACCACGGGCGACGATCTCTACATCGCCGATCTCATTCAGTCGGCGCGTGAGGAAGTGGAAGGCTTCACTGGCCGCTCGATCGTCAACAAGGGCTACCGGCAGTCGCTCGACTCCTTCCCCTATTTTGTCGATTCCATGATGTCGCAGATGGCCTACCCGCCCAGCTACTACTCGCTGCCCCGGTACTCCACCACGCTGTGGAACTATTCGCAGATGATCAAGCTGATGCGGTCGCCGCTGCAGTCGGTTTCGAAAATCACTTACACCGACAGCGTCACCCAGCAGATCCAGGCGCTCTATCCCGCGCAGTTCAACTGGCAGCCGCTGCACGAGTATTCGCTCGGCGATCAGATTCAGGATTCCCACGGCAACCTGCAGCAGGTCACGGCCGTCAGCGAAGGCGACGAGGATTCCACTTCCATGTCGGGCACAACCCAGCCCACGTGGGCAACGCTTTCGGGCAGCACCACCGTCGACGGCATGCTCACCTGGACGTGCATGGGCGCACTGCCTGATACCGGCGATTTTATTTACGACGCCGACAGTTGCCCGCCGAGAATTTTCCCCATGCCAGGGCAGACCTGGCCGCCCGTGCTCTACGTTCCGAACGCCGTGCAGATTCACTTCACCGCGGGCTATGGCAACGACGGCAAAGCAGCGCCCGCGGCCTTGCGCCAGGCCATGCGGATCATCATTGCCGATGGCTACTACAACCGCGAAGCGTCCGTCGCTGGTTCCGTTTCCAAGAATCCCGCGCTGGAGCGGATGCTCTGGCGCTGGCGCGTTCCTCAGCTCAGCGGCACCAGAGGCTGATCGATTTCGATGCAATTTACAACAGGAGAACTCACCCTTATGCACCCGACTAAAAAGCCTTCGCTGTTCACGCGCATCACCGCCGTGCTGCTGCTCGTCACCATGTCGAGCATCGCCGCCTTCGCCACACCCACGCTGCTCAGCACCCAGGTGCTGCTCATCAACGGATCGGCGAATGCGCCCATCACCGCGGGCTCGCTCAACCTCACCTTCACCGCCTGCGATACGACGAACGGCAACTCGTTCGCGTCCACGGGCCGTGAGGTGCTGCTGGTCAACAACACCGGCGGCAGCACTTACACCTTCACCGTCACCAGCGTGGCCGACAGCCTCAACCGTCTCGACACTTCCCTCACCAGCTACTCGGTGGCCGCCGGCGTCATCGCCGCGGTGCAAATGAAGAACCTCACCGGCTGGCAGCAGGGCGGGACGATCCAGATGACCTGCAGCAACGTGGCCGTGAAGTTTGCGGTGCTTCAGACCAACTAATGTCGCTACGAAGGCTTTCCGCTGGCCTGCCGCGCGCAGGCCAGCTCGTGCCGCCGGGTGCGCTCAACCGCCAGGTCACGTTCTGCTCGCCTGGCGCCGCGGGCGCTGGCGGCATCGTCGGGCCGGCCAGCCCGGCCTTCACCACGTGGGCCGCTCTCTACGCCGTGGCCGGCGACGAACTCGACAAAGCGCAGCAGATCGCGCAGCGAGTCTCTCACCTGGCCGTCATCACCTACCGGCTGGGAGTGCTGGAGAGCATGACGATGCAGTTCAACGAAGCGGGATCCACCCGCACATTTCAGATCGCCGCAGTCGTCGATCCCGACGAGATGCACATGCAGCTCAAGATCTACTGCTTCGAAATCAACTCGAACGCCGGTGGCGCGAGCTAAAAGAAGGAAATCCCCATCATGAAACCGAATCGCTATTTTGTTCCGCTCGGCCTCGCCCTTTTCCTGTTGCTGTGTCTCGTTCCCAGCGGCCAGGCGCAGACCGGGTGCACGCCCATTTCCGGATCGTCCCAGCCGTGGCAACTGGGGCTCACCTGCACCTTCAATTCGTCGTCAACCGCGACCGGCGCGTTTTCGGTGAAGGGGCTCACGTTTTGGCAGGTCCTCTTCGTCCCCACGGGCACAGTCTCTGCGGCTACGTTGTCGCTGGACTCTTCGGCCACCGGCACGTCCTGGACCACGGGCGGCATTATCGCCGCGGCCACCATCGGATCGGCGGCGGCTGCCGGATCCTACAGCAACACCACTGCGACCACGCCCACACTCTACGGTCAGCTCACGCCGAGCATCACAGGCTCGGGCTCGGTCACCGTCATGCTTTTCGGCTATGTGAGCCAACCATCGAGCAGCGGCGGTGGTGGCGGCGGCAACGTCACGGTTAGCAACTTCCCCAACCCTCAGAATGTTGCGCAGTCGGGAACATGGACCGTGCAGCCGGGCAACACCGCCAACAGCACTCCCTGGCTTACTACCGACGCGGCCGATGGATCCACCGGTTCCGCCGTACCCTCGAAAGCCTTGCTGGTCGCCGGAAAGAACGGCAGCGGGAACCAGCAGGCGATCGCCACCGACAGCAGCGGCAACGTTGGCGTGAATATTCAGAACGTCACTGCCACCTCGGGCGCAACCAACATCACGGCCTCGCAGTGCGCCGTCGTGGCCGTCGGCGGCGCGAGCGAGATCGGAGTCGTTGTCAGCGGAACCTGGACCGGAACGCTGCAGCCGAAAGTTTCGATCGATGGAACCAACTACACCAACGCTCTCGTCTATGCCACATTCCCCGCGGCTTCGAGCGCAGCCACCATCACCGCCAATGGGCAATGGAACATCGTTCCCCAGGGCGCGACCAGCGCCGAAGTTTGCGGCAATACCGTTGCCACCGGCACCGCAGTCGTCACGGTGAATGCCACGCCAGGCGTCGGGCAGGTGACGGCGGACGTTGAACTTATCGGCGGCAAAGCCGTCACGCTCGCGGCCGCCGGCATTCAGAAAGTCGGAGTCTCGGGCGGCGGCGGCGCTTCCATTGATGCCACCGTCGCGGCCGGCGCAGCGCCCACCAACGCACTCGCCACACTCAGCCAGTACAACACCACCATGCCCGCGCCCACCGCCGCGCAGACCGTCGCCATCCAGGCGGACCAGGCTGGGAACACGCTTGAATTTCCCGGCGTGCAGTTCAAGGCGGGCACGGCGTGGAACAACGCCACCACCATCAACACGCTGCAGTATCCCACGGGCACGGCTACGCAGGGCCAGCTCGCGGGCGCGCCCGCGGTACTGGTGCAACTCGACCAGACCACCACCGTCACCGGCGGCGCCGTCACCTTCCAGGGAACTTATGACAACGTGAACTGGGTGACGATCCCGGTGGCGCAGGTGCTGAACCCGAACACGTTGGCGCAGCTCACCAACCCCTATACCTTCGTCGCGTCGACCAACCAGCCCTTCCTGTTGCTGGCGCAGGGCTATGTGAACGTGCGCGCCAACCTGACCACGCTGATGACCGGCACAGGCAGCATCACGCCGCAGTGGGCCACGCTGCCAGGCGCGCCGACGTTCAACGTGCCAGCCACCGCCATGGTGGGCACCGTGCCCGGCGCCGCTCCGGTTTACACCGACGTCGCCGGCGGAATCTATAACAGCGCCGCGCCCGCGCCCACCACTGGGCAAACTCTTCCCCTGCAGCTCGACGCTTCCGGCAACCTCTCGGTCAGCTTCCGCACCACGTCGAACGGCTGCATGGGCAACAACTCCAGCTATGCCTCGATCAACATCAACGCTTCCACCACGTCGGCGGTGCAGCTGATCGCACTGGCTGCGGGCAAGAAGATTTACGTGTGTTCGTTCATCGTGATCGGCGGCGGGACCTCGCCGACATTCTCCCTGGTCTACGGCACCGGAACCAACTGCGGCACCGGCACCACCACGCTCATGGGCGCGATTCCGCTTTCCACCACCGCGCCCGTCGCCTCGCCGTTTTCCGTGGGCGTCACCGCGGTGGCGAACGCACTCTGTACGCAGCTGGCCGGCACTTCGCCCACGGCGGTGGGCGTCTTGAGTTACGTGCAATGAAGAAAGTTTCTTTCATCGGTTGGGCCGCGCTGCTGGTTTTCCTGATCGCGATCTGCGTTCTCTTGCTGATCGTGCCAACAGGCAAGACCACCGGCACGGTCTATTACATCGACAACAGCGCCACGGGCTGTGGCGGATCCGGCTGCTCGGATTCAAACACCGGCACCAGCAAGCTGACCGCCTGGGTGCATCGTCCTGGGATGAACAACGCCACCGGCACCGCGGGCGCTTACTCTCCGCAACCGGGTGACGAATTCATTTTCCGCGGCGGCGACACCTGGGGCGCAGCGAGCTGGCCGGCGCGCATGGATAACAGCACCAACGCCTGCGGCAGCGTCGGCGTTCCCATCATCGATGGCGGGCTCGACAAGACCTGGTTCGTGGGCTCGTATTTCACGCGGCCGATTTTTTCCGGCGGCGGCACCTATCCCGGCACGCGCACCGCGCCATCGTCCGCCATGCTCGAGTATGGCTACTGCCCGCACTGGAAGCTGCAGACGGTCGAGATCACCGGCTTCAGCGTCACCAACACCGGCAACAGCGGCACCACCACCGAAGGCATGGTGGCGTGCAACAACACCAGCACCTGCGTCGACTTTGAAGCCACCGATGTCTATGCCCACGGATGGAGCCACTGCACCACACCGCTCTATCCCCCGCCCGGCGGCACATGCAACAACGGCACCTGCAACATTCCCTATTGTTCCGACGGCGTGGCGGTGTTCTACATCAACGGGCAAAACAACGCGCTCAGCTCCGTACACAATTCCGTCATCGACGGCCGCGACGTGGCCGAGCCCGATTGCTCGCACGCCGTGGTCGCTGGCGCCTGCCACAGCGGCGCGGCCTTCGGCGGTGGACCGGGCATCCAGTACAGCAATTACATCGCGGGCGTGGCCAACGCGATCAACGAGAACATCACCGGTGTGGTCAACCACCATGACCTCGCGGTGATCGATCCGCAGTGCGACTTCGACGGCGTCACCCATGCCAACGTCTACCAGAACAACATCGGCAGCAGCGGGCTCTATTTCTATAACGTTTTCGTGCCCAGCATCGGCGGCTGCAACTCGCCCTTCACCCCCGAGCTGTCTTCCGGCGCGACGGGCTACGTGTTCAACACCGTCATGCTGAACCAGAACGCGAGCAATGCGCAGGGCTGGCTTTTGCAGGGCGTCGCCAGCTCTTCAGGCATCACCTGGAACGCCTTCAACAACACGCGCGAGCCTGGACCCGATGGCGGGTCGATCACCACGCCCATCTATACACTCGACTACGCGGCCACCAGCGCCACGTTCAACCTGTACAACACGCAGGGCATCACCGGCGGATCTCTCAATAACACCATCGGCACCGGCGGATCCCGCACGCTCAACACGGGAACGACCAACTCGGTGCAGTCGCAGGCCACATGGAACGCGAGCGGCTATAGCCTGTCTGAAGCTTTCCCTTTCTCCCCCATGACCGGTGGATCGACCGTGCACGCCGGCACCAGCGAAGCTTCCATCTGTGCGCTCATCTCCGACACCACGGCCGCGGCCGCATGCTTGCTCGGCACTACGCTCGGACCCACGGAAGTGGTGGGCGAAGGCGGATATGTTGTCGGACCCTCGGCTTACACGCCCAACACGCGCACCACGTGGGATCAGGGCGCGTATCAGTATCTCGGCGCTTCCACCAGCAGCAGCAAACTTCCGGCCAGCAACGTGATTCCCATGATGGCCACGCCGCCGCTGGTGCCGACTACGGGCGGATGCCCCAGCGGAACTGGTGGCTCACCGGGCTATTGCGCCGTTCAAGCCAACGACCTTCCCTGGGTGCGCGGCGTCGTCATCATCATGCGCTGGGCGCAGAACCAGGTGACGAACGGCCTCGATCTCGGCGTGGAATCGAACACCGTTCCCGGCAGCTACAGCTTCGTCAATCTCGACACTGTCATCACCGGCTACACTTCGCAAACCTGCGGCGCCAGCCTGCCCGGCGGCGGAACGCCTTGCCTGGTGGGCCTGGTCGATGGCAGCGCCAGCTCGGCCACGGTGAACGCGAACACGCCGCTCTATGTTTTCGACCAGCCCTGGGCCAACGCTGCGCCGAATCCCTGGGTTGCGAATTCCACTTACAGCTATGGCTGGACCGTCACCTATGGCGGCAACTACTACCAGGCTCAGCCCGCCAGCGGTACGTGCAGCGCAGGCGCAGTTCCGCCCACCACCGCCGGCGCCTGCAGTTGGACGAGCTTTGGATCCACCGCACCGCCGCAGGATGCGAGCTTCTCTTCGAGCAACCCTGGCACCACGAATCCCAACTGGCCGGTCAGCACCACGGCGAACATCAACTCGGCCACTGCATGCGGTGGCAGCGCCTGCACCGACACGCTGCTGCAGGCGGGCTTTCCCGCATGCTGGGAAACTCCGTGCCTGCAGGCGAAAGTGAACTGGATCAACAACGTGATGACGCATGTGGCCAACGCGCCCTATGCCAGCCAGGTTGTTTATCTGCGCAACTCGCTCGGATCCGGTGGCGAGAATTTCACGCGCAACAACACGCAGCTTCAGCTGGTTTGCAACAACAGCTCCACCTGCCTGCAGAATGCGTGGGTGCAGGGCGTCTCGCAGATCGCCGCCGGCACGGCCGCGGGCAAGCCTGCGAATGCAACCTTCGTCGGCATGACGTCGATCTCGGGCGGAGCGCTCGGGCTCACAAACGCGAATGCCGACTCGATGGCGGCCAATGCCGTCGCCAACGGCCTCAGCTTCGGCGCGCAGGGCATGCAGTACTCGGACCTCACGGCCTTCGCCGCGGGCACGGCCTGCACCGACGACTGGTGCGCGCTCTTCAAGACCTACAACGGCCGCACGCAGCTCTTCGAGTTGCAGACCTTCGCGCAGAGCGATCCGACGTGCAGCACCGGAACTTCCTCGACCGGCTGCCTCGACAAGCTTCTTCCACTGGGCGCGTTCCTGCGCTTCGGCGAGCCGCTCTACCTCGAAATCTATGCGCAGGATTACCGCTGCGCTTATGAGACCTACATTGACACGCTGTGCACCTCGGGCCTGGCGCCCTATGTAACCTACCAGCAGCTCTTCCAGCAGCTCTTCTGGGCAGGCGTGCCCACGCCCGCGGGATACGGCGTGGCGCGGGGATCGCACTAGCGTGATTCTGCAAGGCCTGTGGACGCTGCTCACCACGACGCCGGCGGTGAAGAAACTGCTCGGCGCTCCGACCAACGTTTTCTTTAGCCTGGCGCAGAAGCAGGCCCTGGCGCCCTACGTGGTGCTGCATGTGGTGAACGCGCCCTCGGCCGAGAACACGCTCGACGGATCCAGCGCACTCACCGAGGGCGAGATTCAGTTCGACTGCTACGCCAACGACCAGCCCACGGCGCGCACGCTGGCGCAAACCGTTCGCAACCTGGTGCAGGACTTCACCGGCGCGCTGCCCGATGGCACGGTGATGCAGTTCAGCGACGTCACCATGAACGCCGATGACCCTTACGAACTGGGCGGCGGCGGCTACGTGTTCCGCGCCATCCTGCGCGTCCGCGCGCTCTACACCGAGACTTCATGACCACGAAGGCCTATCCCGGCTACGGCTCGAAGCTGCAGTGCTCCACCGATGCGGTGCATTATTTCTCGATCGCGCAGCTGCGCAAGATCATTCCTTCCGGCTCGAAGCAGAGCACGGTCGACCAGACCAACCTGCTCACGCCCGACAGTTTCACGCGGCCGCTGGCCACGCTCATCGATGCCGGCCAGATCGAGATCGAAGGCGTCCTCGATCCGCAGAACGGCAGCCAGTTGCAACTCGGCACGCTGCACGCCGCACTCACGCTTGCTTGGTGGCAGGTGCTGCTGCTTTCCGATGGCGTGACCGTCTATAGCTTTCAGGCTCGGGTTGCCGAGTACGTGCCCTTCACCGTGCAACACAACAAAGCTCTCGGATTCACCGCAAAACTAAGCCTCGTCGGGGCCATGACCAGTCCCGCCGGCGCCGCCTGATTTCCAACTAGGAGAAAACCCCATGCTCGCTTTCCTGTTCTTCGCCACCGCTTTCACTCCCGCCGGCATCGTGTTGGCGGCCTTGCTGCTCGTGAGCGCAATCAAGCTCAAGAGCCTTTGCCTGTGGCTTGCCGCCGCGGCGTCCTTCGCGCTGTTCGGCACCACCATCGCTTATCCCGGCTATGGCTCGAAGCTGGCCAATGGCGGAACCACCGGCGCCAGCTATACCAACGTGGCTCAGCTCAAGAAGATCAACTTCTCGGGGCTGAAGGCCGAGTTCGATGACATCACCAACCTGGACTCGCCCAACATCTTCAAAGAGTGGATGAAGACCATCGTCGATGGCGACACCGTGCAGTTCGACGGCGTGCTGAATCCTGCCGACCCGACGAGCCAGGCTCTTCTCTCCAACATCGGCACCGCAGGCAGCGCCGCGCTGAACTATTGGAAGATCTCGCTGACCAACGGGAGCACGCTCATCTTCCAGGGCTATGTGCAGGACTACAAGCTGGGCGTCGAGTACAACAAAGCCATCACCTTCAGCGGCGCCATCAAGATCGTCGGCAACATCACGGCGGCGTGGTAAAAAGGCTCATGCCCCAGGACGTACTTTCCCAGCAGATCGCCGCGCCCGTCGAAGTCACCATCGCGGGCCGCGCGTGCCGGCTTTCCTATCCGATGCACGCGGTCATCCTCTACCGGGCCGAGACCGCGCGCATCGAACGCTCGCGGCCGCAGCCGGCGGATCCCGACCCGCGCTGTGTTTGCGGCGCGCCGCGGTCCACTCACAAAGGCGCCAGCCTGATCTGGCTGGGCGAAGCCGACAAACTGCTGTGCTCCGGATTCCGCAAAGAGGATCCGCTGCAGGGCGATAGTCTCTTCCTGGCGGAGAGCTGGCTGCGCATCGATCTCAATTCCGATCCCGAGCGCTGGCTGGCCTGCCTGTGGTGCGGCATGCACGAACTGCAGGCCGATGGCGAAACCTGGAAAGCTCCGTTCACCAGGGTGGAACTGGAATACAGCATCGGGCTGTGTCAGGAGACGCGGCAGATCTCCGACAAGATGATCGAGGCGATGACGGCCTGGATGCCGAAGGCCAAGGCTCCTGACCCAAACGCCGCCGCGCCGGAAGCTCGAAAAGCTCCGGCGCCGATCACGATCGCGGAAGTGGAACCAATCCCGTCGACGACCTCGTTCTGCTCTGGGCGCGATCCAGTCGAAGACTTTCCCTTACCCGCGAACTATTCCTAGCCACTTCTCCGCGCGAGCTGGATGTTTTGTTCAGCGAGCAGCAGGAAATCGACCGCGAACGGTTTGCGCCGGCCGCGCTGGTGTGCGCGGTTCTGGCGAACATCAACCGCGATCCGGACAAGCGCAGCGAGCCCTTCACCACCGCCGACTTTCTGCCCGGCGCAAAAACGGAAGAAGACGAGATGCGCGAGTTTGCCGAAGCCGTCGCCCGCGGCGAGACGTTCGAAGCGGATCCGGAAGAGAGCGCAGCTTTTCGCCGGCAGATGCAGGCCAGCTTCGGCAACTTGGCGGATGAGCCTAAGTCGTTAAAATGAACCGAATGCTTGACATCAACGGGGGCACGATTCGCGAGGGCGGCCTGGCGCAGTTGCTCTGCCACGTGGTCACGATCATTCCCAACGAAGGCGTGGTGGTCCGCGTGTCTAATTCCACGCAGGATCTGATGGTGGGCGTTCGCCACGACGAAGCTTTCGGCGGCTATGTCGCAGATTCAGAGCTGACCGCGTTCGAGCCGCTCGATGGCGAGCATCACATCGACCAATCCGACCACGATGGGGTGCGGCTATGCCCGATGGAATAACCGTCACCAGCGTGCGTGGCCTGGAAGAATTGCTGCGGCGCCTGGACCAGGTGCCGCTTGTGCTTTCGCGCGAAGTCGCGCGCGATGGGCTGCAGGAAGCGGGCGAAGTGATTCAGGCAGCCGCGGAAGCCAGCGCGCCGCGCAAGTCGGGCGATCTCGCCGAAGACATTATCGTAGAAGTTCGCGCGACGGGCGATCTCCGCACCGCGCGTGTTGTCGTTGGGCCCGGCTATGATGCCAGCGCATTGAGAACCCGCAAGCGCGGGCGTTATGCCGGGCGCGCCGATACGACGACGTCGCCGGGCATCTATGGCGGCTTCGTCGAACGCGGCCACGGCATGCCGGGCTACTCCTGGGCCTCCCGATTCGGATCCGCAAAACAGCGGCGCCGGTCGGGACGGCAGATTGAGCTGGGCTCGCACGACGTTCCACCGCATCCCTGGCTGAAGCCCGCATTCGACAGTTCCTCACAAGCCGCGGTCGACGTCCTCGTCGCGCGCACGAAAGACGCGCTCGACCGGATCGACACACTGATCCGCTGATGCTCTCGGAAAAAGCCTTCCTCGAGTTCCTGCACCGCCGGCTGCAGATCGTGCACCAGGAGCCCGACAGCGCGTGGATGCGACGCCTGGAGCGAATGGCGCGCAGAGCCAAGGGCAAAAGCCTGAACCGCTCGTGCATCGCCGCCGGGCGCGCGGGCAAGACCGTCGTAATCGCGAAACCCTAACATGTCTCAGAACCTCGCAAGCATTTTGGTCGGGCTCGGCTACGACCTTTCGGGCCTCGAAAAGGGCGCTCCGGAAGCGTTTCGGCTGATCAACCAGCAGACGCTCGGCATGTCGTCGGAGATGAAACGCGCCTCGAAAGAAGGTGCAGAGTCGTTGCGCCTCATCGATGAAGCGCTCGGCATTCACCTCTCGCGGCCGCTGACGCGGTTGCTCACGCAGGAATTCCCCTCGCTCGCGAAAGGCTTGCAGTCAGTTCTCGGCGTCGGCGCCGCCGGCGCGATCGGCGTGGCTGCGTTTGAGTTCTTCGACAAGGTCGCAAAGAGCATCGAGAAGGCGCAGCACGCGGAAGAGGAATACGCCAAGGCAGGAGAGAAGAGCAAAACCGTTTTTTCCGACATCATGGCCGGCTATGAAAAAGCGGCCACGCTGCGGTCGCTGACCGGGCTCGACAAGAAGCTGTTCGAGATCGATTCGAGCGCGGTGGAAGAGACGCGCAAGAAAGTCGATGAGCTGGCCGGCGCGCTTGAGGCCGAAGGCAAAGCCGCGATCGAGGCCAAGAAGTGGACCACGGAACTGCTCGCCGGAATCGGCGACACGCTGCACCAGGGCTTCAGCACGCAGGGCACGCTCGGCGCGGAAGCGATCGAAAAACAATTCGGCGAGATCCGCAAGCGCGTCGACGAGCTTTCGCGCATCGACGGCCTGAACCAGACGCACTATGCCGCGGCCGCGATCGCTACTGAGTTGGAAAAGGCGCGCGCCACTTTGCTCGACATGCAGTCGAAAGCCGGGCAGTTCAAGGTGGTGCCTTCGGTCGGGCTGGGAGCGGCGCCGGAAGCCATTCCCGCGATCACGCCGCAGGAACTCGAAGCGCAGAAACAATTTCTAGAGAACCTGCAGAAGATTCGCGCCGTCATTGATGCGGGCGGAAAAGACCAGGGCGGGCGCGAACGCGATGCCCGCGCGGCGGAAGCGGCCGCGGCGCTGCAGCGAGAGATCTCCGCTATACAGGCCGACGACGCGGCGACTGAGCACTTCGCGCAGACGCTGGTGAAGCTGCACGCCTCCGCTGTGCCGGCGAAGGACATGTTCGCGGAGTTCGACGCCGAAGTGCTGAAGCAGACCATCAGCTTCACGCGGCTGAATGCGCTGATCGGCGAAAAGGATTTCTACCTCAAGTTCCACCAATCGCTGCAGCAGGTGCTCGCCGACCTGCGCGCGTTCGATGCCGCAAAGCTCACGCCGCCTGAGATCAAGATTCCGCTGCCCGCGGGCGCCGGTCCTGCCCTTCCCTCCGGCACGCCCGTCCTGCCAAAGCTGGGCAGCGGCGGCACGGCCGCCGCGCAGCTCAGCGTGTTCTCGAATGACCAGACCGCGCAGCTCAAGGCGGCCGCGCAAGCTTATCAGGACCTGCTCACGCCCGAGGACCGCTACAAGATCGCGCTGGGCGAGCTGAACATCCTGCTGAAGGAAGGCCTGATCGATCACGCCGCCTATACCGCCGCGGTGCAAAAAGCGGCCGACGAAATGGCGTCGGCCGAAATCAAGATCGTGCACGCCAAAGATGGCCTGCGATCGTTCTTCCAGGAGATGCAGCAGAGCACCAACACGGGCAAGTTCACCTTTGAAATTCTGAATCAAGGCGTGAAGGGCTTCGAGGACCAGGTCACCGCGGCCATCTTCACCGGCAAAGCGAAGTGGGAGGACTACTTCCGCAGTCTGTCCGAGTCCGCTTTCAAGTTTTTGTTGAACAAAGAAATCGCGCAGGGCATGCAGGCCCTCGCGGGGACCGGCATTGGAAAGAGTTTAGGGCTAGGGAGCGCGACCGGCGGCATAACTGGGGCGGCCGGGGATGCGGCGAAGACTGCCACTACATCCGCGAACACCGCGGCGGAGGCTGCCAACACGTCCGCGAAAATCGCAGAGACCGCCGCAGTAGTCTCTGGCACCACGGTTCGTGGCGTGAACACCACTGGGGAAACAGCGGCGACAGCCGCGCTACTCAAGGGCACTACAACCGTTGTCGCTAACACCCTAGCGGGAAAAGACAACACACTCGCCGTCGGGCTTGGCACTCTGGCCATGAGAGATCTCACGAGCGCGGCGGCTGCGGCTGCGGCGGCTTTGACTTCAATGGGAGGCACGGCTGGCGCGGGCGGGAGCGGGATAGTGGGCGCGGTCCTAGGCGGCGGCGGTGTCCCTGCCCTGTACGCCAGCGGCACCGACTGGGCGCCCGGCGGCTCGGCGATTGTCGGCGAGCAAGGCCCGGAGCTGGTGAACCTGCCCACGGGCAGCTCCGTCACTCCGAACTCTTCCCTGCGCAGCACTGGCCACATCGTAAACATCAACATCGACGCGAAGGGTGGCGAAATTGGAGTGGAAGCGAAGATTGCGCGCATGCTGCAGGACAGCGCCCCACGAATGATTCTTCAGGCCATCACCGAAAGCAGCGAGATCCACAAACGCAGCGTGGGCGGCTAGTTCGCGACAAACTATGCTTTCATTTCTTCGCGTCTTGCGCCGGCGTTCCGTGCCACCACTGCTCTTTCTGAACGGCGGACGGGGCCACGTTCGGGGATGCGCTCGGACCCGGCTCGCGCTCTTTCCAGTCGGCAAGGATGTGTTTGCATCCGTCTTTCGAAGCCTTCGCTACGGTGCTTTTCTTGTTCGCGTAGAGCACGACTTTATCTCTGGCGCGTACCAGCATGATCTGACTGATGCCCTCATCGAACCAGCCCAACCCTTCGCGGTTGAGCAACAGATCATAGTCGGGATGAGCCTCCACATCGTCGACGACCAGCGTGATTTCAGGGCAGTGCTTCAAAAGCTGCTGCGCCATCTCCATCGTCTGGTCATGTTTAGAGGCTTGCGCGCTGCTCAACCCAAACGCGGTAGATCCAGTTGCCGTGACGCCGCCATTGCCACGGATGAGCACTGTCGGCCCTTTGCGAACTTCGGCCACCGCCGGTGTTTGCGCATGTATAGCGATCGAGAACAGCAGAGCGAGAACCGGGGCCCCACATCGAAAAGCAAGCTTCATGACGCCACCTCCGGCGTCGAGCATAGTGCCACGCCGCGAACCGCCCGTCAAACCCACCTTCGTGCCATGCAGTTCATGAGATGAGAGAAATGCGAACTCCAGTCTGGGATCGAGCCGTGTTCGACGTCCGGCCGGCGCGCGCGCGCGCGTGCCAGGCTTACCAGTTCGACGATCCCTTCGACACCTACAACACCGCTTCCACCGTATACGAGACGGTGAGCGGCACCATCGCTTATTCCAGTTCTTACGCACGCTTCGCGCCGCCCGCGGGCCTGCCCGGCCAGGGCATCAAGATCAATTCCTTCGGCGCTTATGTTCGCAAAAACATGCAGTCGAACCAGGGCGCGTTCGTCATCTTCCTCGCGGTGAACTTCGCCAGCCTGGGCAGCTCGGGCGCTGGTGGCAATCCCTTCCTCACCGTCTACGACAGCGGAACTTCGCAGTGGAGCCTGGTGGTTTTCTCTTCCGGCGCGCTCGGCATCATCCGCGGCAACACCGGCGCGGTGCAGACCCAGACCGGGCCCGGAGTGGTGGCCACGGGGCAGTGGTACGGGATCGAGTTGCAGGTCACAGTGGCCTCGACTCTCGGAGCTGCGCAGGTTTATCTGGGCGGTGTGCAGATCATCAACGCCACCAACATGAACACGCAGCAGAGCGGAAACTCCTGGGGCAACCAGGTCGCCATCGGCGACATCAACAACAACGGACTGAATGGCGCGATGCTCGATGACTTCCGCGTGTGGGATACAACGGGCAGCACGCAGAACGCGCTGGTGGGCCGCGATCGCCGCCTGGTGGCCAAGGTTCCGACCGGCGCAGGCGCGCTCACCACGTGGACGCCGAACGGCGCAGCGGCCAACTGGCAGTGCGTGGACGAAACGCCGCCCGATGGCGACACCAGCTACGTTTCTTCCACCGGCACGAATTTAGATTCTTACGCGATGCCCTCGGCCGGCTTCACCGGCAACGCGCCCACCATGGTGGTGGCACGATCGCTGGTGCGCAAGGATGACGCGAACACGCGCACCTTCCAGAACGGCGTGCGCAGCTCCAGCACGAACGGCCTGGGCAGCGGAACTTATACCGTGACTTCGACCTATGCTTATTTCAGTTCCTGCATCCCGCTCGACCCGAACGGATCCATCGCCTGGACGGCCGCGACGGCCGACGCCGCGCAACACCTGAAGTATGAGGCCAGCTAGATGGCACTGCGCGACACGCAGGATATTCTCGTCGTCGAAGTCGACAGCGTGGGCGCCGGCAACATCCGCGTCTCGCAAGACGTTCTCGTTTTTGAAATCGATGCGCCCACTTCCATGAGCCTCACTTATCCGCTCACTCCGCCGGCGATCTCGGGCATCGGCCCGCAGACGCTGAAGTTCACCATGATGGACCTGGTTGGGGAGACGGTCTCGCCCTTCACCGGTGGCCAGCAGGTGCAGCAGTGGCCGGGCCAGTGGTTTGAATTCGAAGCCACCATGCCGCGCATGACGCGCGCGCAGGCCGAGCAGTGGAACGCTTTTCTCGCGGGCCTGCACGGCAAGCTGGGAACGTTTCTCTTCGGCGATCCGCTCTCGCCGGCGCCGCAAGGTGTGGCCACGGGCACGCCGCTGGTGAACGGATCGAACCTGAATGGTGCGAGCCAGCTCAATACAAAAGGCTGGACGCACAGCGTCGCCGGCATTCTGAAAGCGGGCGACTATATCCAGGTGACGGCCAGCGGACAGCCGCAACGCCTGCACAAGTTGGTGCAGGATGCGGCCAGCGACGGATCCGGCAACTCGACGCTGCAGATTTTTCCCAGCATTCGCGAAAGCCTGAGCGACGGCACCACCATCGTGCTCGCGAACACTGCCGGCACATTCCGCCTGAGCGAGAACGCGCGCATATGGCAGGAAGAGAAAGACAAAACCTACAGCATCAGCTTCAAGGGGAAGGAAGCGATCTGATGAAGCAGCCGTCAGCCGTCAGCTCTCAGCCCTCAGCTCAAACCGAAATCGACGAAGCCGCGGGCCGCGCGGCTTATGAAGCGTTTTACACGCGCATGCGGCCGTTCGTCGCGGGCGTGCGCAACATCACCGTCGTCGCCAACTGGGAAGAACAGGCCAGCAACATCCGCGCCGCCTGGATCGAAGCCGCAAAAGCCGCAAGGTCTATCTGACCATCGGGTGATCGGTTCATCGGGTGATGTTTTTTCAGATGACCCGATGGCCCGATCAAAGATCACCAGATTCTTATTTCATGCCCAGACTTCTCTCCACCGCCGCACTCGCCGCGATCGCGGCCGCGACTGTCTCGCCGATTATTTTTGTCGAGATTGCGTTCGCGAACGAAACGCTCTACATGTTCGGCGGCGTCGGCACCATCACTCCTACTGGCCCGGCATCGAACCCGGCCGCGACATTTCCTTATGGGCAGACCTGGACGGGCCTGGGCTGGCTGGGAAAAATCAGCGGCGTTCCACAGACCACCAAGATCCAGGCACAGAACGTGACGCTGAGCCTGAGCGGCATTCCGAGCGAACTGATGCTCGACGCCAGCCAGCACGTGCGCATGAACGGCGTGGCCACCATCTGGCTGGGATTTTTTGATAGCAACGGAAATCTGATTCTGGATCCGGTGCAGCTTTTCTCCGGCGCGCTCGATGTGCCCACGCTCACCGATGGCGGCGAAACCTGCGACATTTCAATCACCTGCGAGAATCCGCTGCTCACGCTGAACCAGGCTCCCAACCGGCGCTTCGAAGACTGCGATCAGCAGATCTACACGCCCGGCGACCTGGGCTTCAGCTTCGTCGACGCGCTCGCGAACACGGAACTCTTCTGGCCTTCACCGTTCGCCAATAGCACGCCTTATCCGGTCACGCTGGCGTTCACGCCGAGCGGCGCCGACATTGCCGTAGGCGGTTCGCAATCGATGACGGTGCGCGTGACCTACTCCGATGGCAGCTACTACCAGCGCGCGGCTGGAGGCCCCACGGGCAGCGGCCCTCTGTTCATCATCAGCGACTTCGCTTCTTCCGATCCTTCGGTCGCGCGGATTGATCCGAACGTTGGCACAAATTTCAACGTGATCGGCGTGAGCCCTGGCACGTGCAACATCATGGTCCGAATCCCCGCGCCGGCATCGGGCTCACCGAACATGCAACTGCGCGCCGTCACTTCTCTGATCGTTCATAGCTGAAAGTTATGCCAAGAGTTCATGACTGGCCGCGGCGGCTGGCGCAGATCCTCGACAGCACACGGCAGCTTCCCTTCGAGTGGGGAAAGCTGGACTGCGCGCTGCACGTTTGCAACTGCATCAAGGCGATGACGGGCGAGCAGATCGATCCCGGCGCCGCGCACCGCGGGCAGTATGCCGACGAAGCCGGTGCTGTGGCCCGGTTCGGCGGCGATCTCGCAGCCTTCGCGGCGACCACGGCCGCGGCGCTCGGCTTTGCCGAAGTTCCCATCACCATGGCGCAACGCGGCGACGTCGTCTTCGTCGACAACGGGACCGCGCATGGAGCGCTGGGCGTTGTGAGCCTCGACGGCCGCTTCGCCAGTTGCATGAGCGACAAAGGAATTGTGAACGTGCGCATCGCCCGCTGGAAGCGCGCATGGCACGTCGGCTAGAGCATGTCGAAAACCATTGAAGAAGTCGGGCTGATCGTCGGCGGCATCGCGCTGGCGTTGCTGGCTGGGCCGGTGGGCATTGGATTTTTCCAGAGCCTGCAAGCCATGAACGCCATGATCGGCATCGGCCTTACCACAGCTCTCAGCGGCGTGGGGCTGGCTCTTCGTCCAAAGCCCACGACGCCGATCGCGGGACAGAGCGCGCTTTCGTTCACGCAAGGCCCTTCGCCGCGGCGCGTCGCATACGGCCGCACGCAGGCTGCCGGCGTGCTCACCTACGTGAGTTTTCCCGCGGGCGAGAACCTGGCCACGACTTCCGAGTATCTGCACTTGGTCTACACGCTCACGGGCCATGAGATCAGCTCCTTCGATGCGGTGGTGATCGATGGCACCATCTACAACTTCGGCACCGATATTCAGTGGAGCGTTGCCGACCAGCGCTGGGTGATCGTTCCGCTCGCTTCCGGAAGCTACAACGACTTTTACTGGCAGCACATGTTTTTCGAGTTTGACTTCGGCCGCAACTCGAACGCGCAGCCCTTCCCTTCTCTCGCGTTCCACGACCAGACCTGGACGAGCGCCTGCATCCAGCAGAATTGCGCCAAGGTGCACGTGGTGCTGCGTTCCGACTCTGGCTGGACTGCGCTGTTCCCTGGCGGGCAGCAGCCCAACATTCAATTTCTGATCACGGGCAAAAAGCTGATCGATCCGCGGGTGCAGACCGCATGGCAGGCCTCGACCAGCTATTCGAAGTATCAGTGGTTTCTGGACACGCGCGGCATTTTGTGGGTGCAAACCAACAGCAGCGGCACCAGCAGCGCCACGCGGCCGAACTTTGAAGGCGCGGGCACGGGCTGGCCCGTCACCGTGGCCGACAACACGCTGAGCTGGACGACGCAGGGCCAGAGTGCCACTCAGATAGAGCAAGGCACCGACGGATCTCCCCAGGGGCACCTGGTGAACGGCCGCCTGGTGAACGACTCATGGGCAGCCGGCGCGGGCTACGCGCAGAACAGCGTGATTGAAGCGCCGCTCGGCTATTATCAGCAGCAAACTTCCGCCAGCGGCACCACGGGCACGACCGAGCCCGCATTCAACACCACGCTCGGCGGCACCACCACCGATGGCACGCAGGCCTGGGTGTGCCTGGGCCGATCGCGCCACGCCATCAATCCATCGAACTCGGCGCTCGTGGTTTTCGACTACCTGCAAAACTCCGACTGGGGCATGGCCGCGCCGCTCGCCACCATTGACCAGACCAGCGTGATCGCCGCGGCCAACGTGTGCGAAGAGCAGACACTCATCATCTGGAACGCCGACAACAGCGTGGTCTATGAAAACCTTTACGCCTGCGATGGCATGTTCGACCAGTCGTCGACGCGCGGCAATGTACTTACAGCGCTGTGCGGCAGCATGGCCGGCTGGGTGATTCCTCCCGGCGACCTGTGGCACGTGTTCGCCGGCAGCTATGTGACGCCCACGATCGGGCTGGGCGATGGCGACATGCGCGCGCCCATCAAAGGCGACTTCCGGCTCTCGCGGCGCGACGTGGCGAACTCGATCAAAGGCACATACGTGCCTGGATACCTGCCACCGAATCCCACGGCCGCGGCGAATTTGCAGCAGGCTCCGCCCTCGTGGCAGACCTCCAGCTTCCCGGCTTACCAGGCCAACGGCCTCGCGGGAAAACCGAATTACATTCTCGAAGATGGCGGGCAGATCCTGTGGCAGGATTTGCAGCTCGACTTCACGAAGTCTCTGTGGATGGCGCAACGCCTGGCGAAGATCGCGCTGATGCGCCTGCGCTTCCAGCAGACGCTCACGCTGCCCTGCAAGCTGACGGCGCTCACGCTCGAAGCCGGCGACACGTTCAGCTTCACGCACTCACGCTGGGGAATTCTGGCGCAGTCTTTCCTGGCCGAGCAGTGCTCTGTGGTGCTCGACAACTCGAACAAAGACGCACCCGCGATCGCGATTGACCTGGTGGCTCGGCAAACCTATGCCAGCGTGTACACCTTCACCCCGCCGAGCAGCTCCACAAACTTTGGCGAGTACTCGCCGTGGGGAATCACCGGAGTGATGACGGGAGTGGAGTAGATGAACCAACCTCAGCGTGAATTTCTCGATCGCGCGACGGCGGAAGCGGTGCGCGCGAACCATCCCTTTGCGCGCATGGCAGCGTGCGAAGCGGCGCTGGAGTCGAGCTGGGGCAATAGCGCGCTCGCACGCGACGCCTGCAATCTGTTCGGCATGAAGCAGCACCGGCATCCGGTGTGCGGCACCATGACGCTGCCCACACAGGAGTTTCTCGACGGCCGCTGGAAGCCCTGCGAGGCGGACTGGGTGAAGTATCCCGACTGGCGCGCGTGCTTTGCCGATCGCCTGGCCACGCTCGAACGCCTGGCCAGCTATTACCCGCACTATGCGGCCGCGTTGCGCGCGAGCGATGCGAAGACCTTCGTCACCGAAGTTTCAAAGACCTGGTCGACGGATCCGCAACGCGCCGAGAAAATCATTTCGATCTACGACGAGTATGCGGCACTCTGCCGCCAGGAGCCACCACGATGAGCTTTTCTGACGTTCTGAAAAAGAGCTTCCCTTTCATTTCTGCCGCGGCGTCGTTGGGCGGCCCGGTCGGAACGATCGCAGCGTCGCTGGTTGGAAAAGCGATCGGCGTCGACAAGATCTCGCCAACCGCCGATGGAATCTCGAACGCGATCGCAACCGCGTTTGCGGACCCGACGCAACGCGCCGCGCTCATCCAGGCCGAGCAGCAGTTCCAGGCGCAGATGGCGGAGCTCGGCTACAAGAATGCCGAAGAGTTGGCTGCCACCGACGCCGCCGATCGCGCCAGCGCCCGCGGTCGCGAAGTGGCGTTAAAGGACAAGATCCCCGCGCTGCTGGCCATGCTGGTCACGGTGGGCTTCTTCGGCGTGCTTTGGTACATGCTGACACACCAGGTGCCGGCGGCCAGCCACGACACGATGCTGTTGCTGCTGGGAAGCCTCGGCACCGCGTGGACCTCGATCATCGCCTACTACTTCGGCAGCTCGGCCGGCAGCGACCGCAAGACGGAGCTGCTGGCGCAGGCGCCGGCCATCTCGAAATAGATTTTTGTGAATCACTCAATCAGGAGAGTAACCAACATGTTCTCAACCATCGCCGTTTCGATCGCAGTTTCCGCCGTCGTCTTTTTCCCGCTGGGTGCGCTGTTCGGCCACCAGTTGGCCGCGCACGCTTCGGCCGAGGCCTCGTCCGTGAAAGCACACGTCACCGCCGCGGTGAGTGATGTGAGAGCGGAACTCGCGGGCGCCATCGCCGATGCTCGCGCCGACGCCAAGAGCGCGCTCGACGCGGCCGCAAAGAAAGTCTAGCTGGCTTCGCGCAGGCGCCTGGCGGGCGGAAGCACTTCGCCCTCGTCGCCGGGGGGAAGTTCCGGCGTGTAGAGCAGCGCGCGTCTGCGCAATTGCAATTGCTCCCAGCCGGCCTGGGCAACGTCGGGATCGGCGCC